GGCCGAGTGGTTGAAGGCAGCAGTCTTGAAAACTGCCAAGGGTTTACGCCCTTCGTGAGTTCGAATCTCACCGCTTCCGCCAGAACTCTGTTTGTGCTCGTTCGGGCAAGTCCGAAATCACCTTAATCCGTTCCACAATTCAAGCCAGCTGTGTATCATGGGGGCATTCGTTGATTGTGGTTGTTCGCCGTTGTCCGCCTGCGTCAAGTTCGCCGGTGTGGTATTTCTGAGGCGAGTACCACACCAGGAGATCTATTTACCACACCCCCATGACAAAGCTGACCGATTTGATTTGTCGCAACGCTGCCTGTGCTGGCCAGAAGCTTTTAAAGCTTGGGGACGGCAACGGGTTGTATCTCTGGGTCTATGAAGATGGCCGCAAACGGTTTCACTTTCGCTACAAGTATCACGGCAAGGCCAAGGGCTTGATTTTAGGAGCCTACCCAGGGGTAGGGCTGGCCGAGGCAAGAAAAGAGGCTCGCAGGATGCGCACCATGCTGGATGAAGGGATTGATCCATCAGCTGAGCGTCGGCGAGAATCCAACTCAAACAGAATTAGATCCAGCAATGACGATCTGTTCGAGAACGTTGGGCGCGAGTGGTATGAAAAACAGTCCATGACTTGGACGCTCAAGCATGCACAGGACGTACAGCGCCGGCTGGAAAAGAATATCTTTCCGTACATCGGTCGCCGGCCGATAGACCAGATCGACGGGCCAGAGCTGCTTGCAGTCATGGAAAAGATGGAAAAGCGCGGCGCCACGGATCTCGCTCACCGGGTCAATGCCGTTTGCGGCCAGGTGTTCCGGTATGGCATCGCCACCGGCCGCTGCAAACACGATGTGGCCGCCTCGATCGTGGACGCTCTGACACCTCATAAAGCGCGCAACCAGCCATGCGTGGATCTGAAGAATGTGCCGAAACTGATCCAAGACATCAACTCCTACGAAAAGATCGGCGACCGGCAGACGCAACTCGGCCTCAAGCTGCTCGCGCACATGTTCCCGCGGACCAGCGAACTGATCGCCGCGAAGAAATCAGAGTTCGACCTGGAGCAGAAAGTCTGGGAAGTGCCGGCCGAACGGATGAAGATGAGCAACGACCACATGGTCCCGCTCACGGAACCGGTGATCGGATACCTGCAGGAGCTAATCGCCATGTCCGGCAACAGCGAATACCTTCTGCCCGGGCGCAACATGCTGAAGCACACCAGCAACAACACACTGCTCTTCGCGCTTTACCGTTTGGGCTACAAGGGCAAGATGACAGGCCACGGCTTTCGCGCCATGGCCTCGACGATTTTAAATGAGTCCGGGTGGAACTCGGACTGGATTGAGCGGCAGCTCGCCCATGTTGAAGAAAACAGGGTGCGCGGCGCGTATAACCGCGCCATGTATCTTAATGACCGGCGGCGCATGATGGAATGGTGGTCGCAGTACCTGGTCGCGCTGGAAGAGGGCAGGAAACCGGCGATGCCGGATCTATAAATATTGCCCTGGGAACAGAGGGAACAGACGCCGTATTTCTTCGTAAGAAAAAGGGTAATTGATTGCTATCGAACGGCATTCGGTGTCGGTCAGAATAGGGGGATTAAATGCTAAAACAAATTCTCGGCGAAGAACGCCCAACGGAATGGCTTTCGTGAGAATCTCTCTAGCCCTATTTTCGTTTTCAGTCATATCAGAAATCGTATTCATACATTCAATTCTACATCAACGATTGCTGGCCAGCTGGTCTAGCCACGCATCGATCTCATGCTCAAGCCATCCCGAGCGGCCGCGTATCTTGATCGGTTTCGGGAACCCCTCATGCTTGATGGATTCGTAAATGGTCGTTTTGCTGACTCCGACCTTTTCGATGACTTTCTCGATCGGCAGCACGACGCGAGGCTGATTCATGCTGCTCCCTTCATCAATCTCTCAATCTCGTTTTCCACGGCGATCTCGGCTTGCACCTTGTGTGACACCCGGGTGGTGATGGATTTCGGCAGGGCGCGGTAGAGCCTGCGCTGTTCGCACACCACGGCATAAGCCGCCTCCACCTCGGCCAGCTGCATCGGTTTCTCGTAAGCCAGCGACTTGCAGAATTTAACCAGGGCGGCATCGTCGTAGGGCAGGTGTTGATCCTCGGCCAATGCCTGCCAGTATTTGATCCAGCCCTCCAGCGCGCTGACGATATTCAGCGGCTCGCCGGAAAGGCTCATCATCTGCCAGCCCTCCGGCGTCCACTCCAGCTCGCCATTGCGGACAGACAGGAAAAGCCTCTCGATGCTATCGAAGCTCTCGAACTCCAGCTGGAAGTTGGTGGTGTAGATGGCAGCGGATCGGTTGGGCCGACGATTCGCCTGACGCTTGGCCATGCGGCGTTGGGCGCGGTTCATATATACAGTCTCATTTTTTGAGTCGGTCATGGTGTAATTTGTAGGTTTTAGGGTGTCTAATCTGCGTTATGCGTCGTCATCTTCCGGCTCCGCTGGATTCACTCGGTCTGCCAGTCGGCGCAGCCGCTCAATCTCTCGGCTCAACGCCAGTTCCACGCTACCGAAATGGTTGCCGTCATTCCTGTAGTCGCCGCTGAAGCCGGCGATCTCGTTGGCTCTCCTGTTGAGTATTTCGGCAATCTGCTTGCGTTCGTTCATCGTCAGTTCTTCCATCGTTTCTTTCTCCTTAGTCTCGTGTCGCATAACCCGTCAATCAACCAGACCGGCTAAACGCCGGCTGGTTATCTCATGCGTTGGGCGGCGCCTCGTCACTATTCGGCTCGCGGCTACCATAAACCATGCAAAGCAGGTCAGACGCCAAAAGCGGGTATTCGGCCGCGCACGAATGCGCGTATGCCAATAGCGCGGCACCCGCATGCTTGTCGTGCGTCAGGTCCAGCACAAAGTATTCGCAGCCGTGGTGCTTTCCGCCTGGTTCGCTGCTGCCGTCGTTGCGAATAACCGTAAATTTCTCGTACAAACCACGTGTCTTGTCACCCATTTCAGTTCCTTTCCGGGCGTCATCCGCCCAACATTGTGGTCAACGCGACCTTCGCTACGCTCAGTCGCGTTACCGCCAGCGTTATCCACCATCAGCCATCGCGGCCTTCACCTCGCCCGAAGACCTCGAACCCAAAGTGCGCTCCTAGCAGGTTTTCTTTCCCGGCATCCTTGGCCTCGCCCGGTGTCTCAAACGTGGCAATTTCCTCGTCCGACATCAGCGGAGTAATCCCGCCGTTCTGAGTGTTCAGCATCACGAAGTAGTCTTTCATCATGGTTTTATTCCTCTCAAATGGTGGATAACTGTGCCTTCAACCGGACCGGCCTGACGGCCGTCCGGTTAAGGCGGCGTTGGGCGGCACCTTCGGCGGGTGAATCGTGATGTCCCGCTGGTCTCCGCCGTCGATCTTGATGTCGCCGTCAGGCACATGGCCTTTTCGGCGCAGCACCTCAAGGGTCAGGCTGACAAAGCACCCAGTCAGCACAGACAGGGCTGTTGAAATGTCCTCGCTGGCAAGTTCCAGAAGGGCTTTCTCAAAGTTCTTTTCAGCTCTTGTTGCCATGTTTTTCCTCTCCGGGCATGCCGCCCAACAATTCAGTCAAGCGGGACTGGCTTACGCCAGCCCCTTACTTTCTGCGTTGGCCGTCGAGAACAGGCCGCCGTGCGCACTCTCAAGCGAGTCGGCGCAGGCGCTGTTCATCCACAGCACTTCCGTTCGGATCGCGGTTCCTCTTCCTGCCGAGATCCGCGCGTCCTTCTTCTCGACCCGCCAGCCGCGTAGCGCGTCGTGGTACAGGTCGGTTTCGTAGCCCGTCACGATCACCATGCCCTCCAGATCGCGCAGCGTGGCCAGCAGCTCGGCGTGGTCGTCATCCGTCATCTCGTGTCGGTAGTAGCCGCGTCCGCTCCCCTGGAGCACCCGAGTTCCGAGCATGTAGGGTGGGTCAACAAAGTGCAGCGTGTTCTGGCCGTCGTGCGCCGACATCACTTCGAGCGCCGGCCGGTTCTCGATCAGCACGCCCGCGAAACGGGCGCCGACAGCGGCCAGTGCATCCGGGTACTCCATCCACAGGTGCTGCGCCGTGCTGCAGGCGCGCTTGGTGTCAATGCGAAAACCAGTTACGCCAGTGGTTGCGCCTGCGGAACCGAAGCCCATCTGCGCCCTCACACACAGCCGCCGTGCCCGCTCAATGGCGTCGTCGGTCGGCTGCCACGCCAGGTCGAATTCGTCGCGTGCGTATGGCGTCAGCGCTAGGAGTTCCTGCAGCGCGGAGCGTTGCTCCGGGTCGCGGAGCACGCGGAAGAAATTCACGATGTCGCCGTCCAGGTCGTTGTACACCTCGGCGTAGCTGCGTTTCTTTTGCAGCAGCACTCCGGCCGCGCCGCCGAACGGCTCGACGTAGCAGCCATGAGCCGGGAAGTGCCGCAGCACCCACGGCGCAATGCGGAACTTCGCGCCGTGGTAGCGCAGGGCTGGGCGGGTGATGGGTGCGGCCTTGATGCATTTGCCGCTACAGCCCATGACGCCCGGGCATTCCCCGCAGTCGTAGAGGTCGCTCATGCCACACCTCCAAACATGTCCACCGTCAGCGGATCGCGGAACACACCGGGCTCATCGGTTGCCACAAATGCCGTGCAGCAGGGCTGACCGTCAGCGCCGTACACCCATTCGGATGGGTATTCGTCTTCATCGACGTTGAATAGCATGGTGTCGGCAATGATGTCGCAGAGCTTAGTGCCGTCCATATTTTTCTGGCATTGGCTACACTGTCGGTCGATGAAGATCTCTCCCTCGGTGCCGTTGGCTGGACGGTATTTTTCGCCGGCATGGTCTTTGAGACTTTCCGCCAGCCTCGCTGGGAAGATTTTGACTTTCATGCTTCACCTCCCTGCGCCACGCTGATCGCGATGGCAAACGGGCGCACCCAGATCGGCTGACTGGATAGCACGAAGGTCTCTCCGCTCCATGCCAGCAACAGGGTAGTGCCCATGACTTCGGCGATGGCTTGAGCCGCTGCGGGCGGTACCGCGTTGCCGATGCGCTCGCGCCATGCCTGATCGCTGAGTCCGTCGAGTTCCAGATATTCTTCCGGGTCTACCAGACTCTGCAGCGCAGCGAGTTCGAGCGTGGTGAAAGGTCGGTGCCATGTGCCGTCGAGTGCCTGGATGATGCAGACCAGTTTTTCGTTGGCTTCAGGCAGGCGCGGGTCGGCGACTGACCAGCGGCCGTTATCGTGCCCGGCGGCGGCACTGACGGCGCCGCTGGCTTCATCCCATGCCGTGACACCGTAGTGGCCGTTTGTCAGGTAGTGATCACCCTTGCCGCGCTGGTTGGCTGGGCGTGGGTCTGCTACGGCGAATGCGCCTTCACCTGCTGTGCTGGCGGCAATTACAGAGCCGGTGGAGTCTTCCCAGCCGTTGATCTTGTATTTTCTGACCTTGTAGTTCTTGCGATCAGGTGCCCGTGGGTCTGCCACAGAAAGAGCCCCACCGGCAATATGAGATGCGCCGGCAACGGTTTTGCTGTGGTCATCCCACGGCACGATGCGGTAGAGGTTCTGGTGCGCGTTCGGTTTCAGGTGGGGGCGTGGATCCGCGACACTGAACGCACCCTGAATAGGCGAGCGCTGGCCGGTAACCGTACCCGTCGCTTCATCCCATCCACGCACGCCGAGCTGGCCGTATTCGCCGCCCGCAGGGAAGCGTGGATCTGCGATTGAGAAATTGCCGTTGGTTGGTGAGTTGCGACCGGCGATGGTGCCGGAGACATCATCCCAATTCTGTACGCCCAGCACTCCGTCGCGCATTTCAGGCACGATCAGGTAGTCGCGCAGGTGGCCGTTCTCGACCGCCAGCTTGTTCAGGCTGCGCCAGTCAGATCCTGCTTCAACAAATGCGAGCCGTACCCATGTTTTCCATTGCAGCTTGGGGATGCGGTGCATCACGCCGCCGGCGGCATCGCCCGGCATCGGCATGCGGCCGAGCACGGTGCCGACAGCCTGCAGCGGGCGCTTGACCGGCTCGTAGAGGAACGGTGGCACCTTTTCGACATGGCGGGCGACCAGCAGGAACCGCTTGCGGCTTTGCGCCAGCATGCCGATCTCGCCGCAGTCGTGCGTGGTCTCGGCGACGGCATAGCCATAGCTGCGCAGCAGTCCGGTGATCTGGTCCAGCAGGTGGCGGCCGCGATTGGCGATGCGCGGCACGTTCTCGAACAGAATCATTTCGACCGGATCATCTTTCCATGCCTCAAGCATCAGCCATACGCCGCGCAAGGTCAGGCGGTTGAGCGCCTGATATTTATCTGTCTTGCTCTTGCCTTCGGAAAGCAGTCCGGAAAAACCCTTGCAAGGTGCAGAGAGAAAAACAATATGCGGGCGCTCGCCGCCGGCCGCGCGCTGGATATCCTTCGGCGTCGCCTCACGCCAATCCGCCGGCGGCTCGCTGCCGTGGAAGGCGACATATTGTTCGCGGTCGAACATATCCAGCACGGTGCCGGCCACGCCTGACAGCTTGCCGAAATCGCGGATGGCAGCCGGGTCTACATCGACCCCGCCGATGCAGCGGAAACGCGCCTGTATCTTGCCGACGCGCGGGCTGGCTTTGTTGAAGCCGGCAGCCCCGCCGCCGAGGCCGCAAAATAGGTGAAAATGGCGAATTTCGACAGTGCTCATACCGACACCTCCACCAGATTGATGAAGTCGGCGACCGTGTTGAGTGCTTCGACCTTGTCATCCGAGATACGGGTGTCGAATTCTGATTCCACGGCCATGACGGCTTCGAGGATATCGAGGCTATCCATGCGCAGGTCTTCGACCAGGCGGTCGGTGTCGCTCACCGCGTCGATGTTCATCTGTACTAGGATTGCCTTGATGACGGCTTCTCTTGGAGTGCTCATGCTGCACCTCCAGAAATTCCAAGGCGTTCGTTAAGGCGTATCGTTAAATCGTATGGGATTGGAACTGATTTTTCCGGCTCATTCGGCACCAGGTCTTCAATCTCAGGCCAGACTTCGAGCAGTCGCTTCACGGTATTAACGGACCAAAGTATGGCGCGGCAGTCGCGCTCAAATTCATTCTGTTCCGCCTTTAACAGTTCCATCTCTCTGATCACTTCCATGGCGGCGTAGCGCATCGGATGACCTTCTCCAATTTGGTCAAACTCTCCAGTCAGGAAAGGGAATGGTTTTTCTCCACGAAGGTCGACTCTTCTGAGATACACATATCCATCATCTGTGCGAACCGATATGTCTCGCTGCTCGCGATATTTGAAAAACCCTCTCGGCAGCGCCCGCATGGCCTGTTCATATTCCCCGAAAGTGGTGCTGTAGAGTTTTTGCGCAAAGTCGCTCTTGAGCTTTTCCAGAGCAGCTTCTTTTTTATCGAACGCCCGGGCTATCGCCTTTTTCAGGATTGTTTCTCTGATGCTGTTCGTTAGACGCGCGCTCATGATGCCACCGCCGTTTCTTCCGACTTGGCGGGGTCTACGCCAATAAAAACATGCTTTCCCCTGGCGATCTCATGGTAGCGATCGACGGTCGCCTGCAGCCATTCAATTGGGAACTCATCCGGGTGGAGATAGATATAGAATTTATTGCCAACCCGGGCCGCAATGCTGATCTCGTTGAAATACTTGTTTCCGGCTTCGACCTTGACCACAACATCGTCAGTCTCTTCAGGTATCAGCCAGGCGGGCAGGTCAAGCAGCAGCTTCAGAAGGTCGTCGTCACTGCCGCCGGAAACGCCTAATGAAAACGATGCAGGGTAAATCTGCATGTCTCTGCAGTGGCTGTGAATCGTGCACGACACTGATGCTCTACCGAAATACTTTTGCGCGACCGGAACCGCGCGTTCAAGCCGATCCATATCTTGTTTTAGCGCCTTGGCCGTGAGCAGGCTCTTGGCGTAGGTGTCTTCGATTTCTTCTATCTGTTGGTCATAAAGCGTTTTCATTTCTGGTCTCCTTTTAAATCAAGGCAAGCTGGGCGGGGGCTTGCTTTCCCCTGTTGCGTTTTCTGTGGTGCAGCTTTCCGGCGTAGACGATGTCGGCAATGACCTTGCTGAACATGGCCGACTGCATGGCGGTTTCGAAGGTGTAGCCGATGGCGTTGAGGCCGGTGCGGTTATAGGCCGCTTTCAACTCGGTTACTGTTGGTGCAGGCAATCCCGTGAATCGCATCATCCAACCCTCCGTCAGCTTTAGCGTTTGGCGGCGTGCCAGGCCAGGTGCCAGCTGTAATCCAGCCGGAAATAGAACCGCAGCGCGAGCCGTAGCCGGGCGGTGGTTTTTATGGCGTTTTCAATCAACGATCTGGTTTTGCTCAGCTTCATGGTTCAGTCCTTTCTGCTTGAGGGTTGAGGTGACAAAATCGGCAGCGGCCAGCAGCTCGGCAGCCAGCGTGCGGGCGTGCTGGGGCGACATGACGAAATCGGCCTGCGCATCGCGGCAGGTGACGACGACCGCGCATTCCTGCGCTTTAAGGTCGATATGCGGCCAGGCGATGAGGGTGTTGAGGCGGGCGCTCATGCCGACACCTGTGCAAGTTGACGCGCCTTGCGGCTATTGCAATCGAGCTGGATGCGCCAACCGGCCGGCACGATGGGCGAGAGCACGCTGCGCTGGCCGTTGGTGATGAGGTGCAGGTGCTGCGCTTGGGCCATGCGGGCGATGTCGAGCACTTCTGCTTCGTCCGGCACGATGACTGTGATGTGGTTCTGCATGGTGGTCTCCTATGGTTCTCTTGCTCAGGCTTCGAAAATCCAGCAGCGCACGGTCTCCGGGCGTGCAGGGTGGTTAAAATCGCGGGTCTTGTTGTATTCGCGGTTGATGAGGCTGTTGACGTTCTTGGTCTCGACGAACTTGCGCGTCCGGCTGTGCTTCAGCAGTTTCTTGAGGTCTGCCAGCAGCGGGATCTGCTGTTTTTTCTCGGCGGCGAATTGCACGTATTGGTTGAGGTTCACGGCGATCAGCGCAGGGTCGCAGCTGTGGTTGAGGCGCGGTTGTTCGTCGTCGCCGTTGAGGTAGTCGAAGACTTCCCAGAAGGCCTGCACGTCCGGATGGTCTGCGTTGATGGCCTCTTGTCTGGCGATTGCCATGTCGGCCAGTTCATCGCGGGCGGCTTCGAGCATGTCGGCATCGACCGGTATCACCAGCGGCAGACAATCGACCAGCGCCATGAGCTGGGCGTGGTTCTTGATGATGCGCAGGTTCTTGACTTCGCGGATCTGCCCCAGCTGCTGTTCGTATTTGCCGACTGATTCCTTGAATGTGGACATGACACCGGACTCGGCGCAGATCGCCCGGGCGAGAAAGCCGGAGAGCGATTCGACCGGCATGCGCTCCAGCTGCTCGCCTGCCACCTTGCCGGCTGGCGTGTGGCTCTTGACGTCGCAGTGGATGTGCACCAGCCGCTGCATCATGGCGTCTGAGGCTGCCACGGCTGCGTTCTGGCTGATGACAATGGCGCCGCGGAAGGGCGGCTCATAGGTTTCGTTGCCGCCGTTCTTGATGCCGCGTGCGCGAACTGAGCGGCCGTTGTATGCGGTTTTCAGTTCGTCCCAGTCGAAGCTTTTGGCGTGGGCCTTATCTTCGCCGCCGCGGTCGCTCTCGATGAGCACGACCGGCAGGTTGGCGACCTGTGCGAAGTTACGCGCCCGGGCGGCAAGGGTTGATTTCGACGGGTCGAAGCCTTCGTAATCCGCCCGGCCGGATAGTTTCCATAGAAACTCGATGAGCGTGGACTTTCCGGCGCCTGGGTCACCGACGATCTCCATGAATGGGTAGCTCTTGTGATGCAGACGGATCTGCTCGGCGAAGAACGAACCCATCCAGAACGCCAGCGCGACGATGCCCTTGGCCTGGTAGCACTTCCACAGCAGAGGGATCCACTCGGTCGAGAACTCCTTGCGGTCAGTGTTGATGGCGAGCGACACGGACTGATTGAGCGATTTGACCGAAAGCCGCCCGATCTCGAAGTAGTCTTCGTCGTTCAGCTCCACCAGCTTGCCATCCTTCACGGCGATATCGCTGAAGACATAGGCCGAGTGCTCGCGGCTGTAACCGATGTAATCGATGGTCTGCACCGTGCTCATGTTGTAGAGCTGTTCCTTGATGATGCGGTCCAGGTGCGAGGCGTTGCCGCTGAATACCGCGCCGGGGGCGATGGAAAGCAGGCGTTTCTTGAACTCGGTGGCGCTGGAGAGTTGTGCGCCGGTGAAGGTGTTCTTGACGCTGCCGCCGTCATGCGGGAAATCCACGCGCAGGTAGTACCAGCTTTCGTCGGTGAGCGTGTTCGCCTGGTAATACAGTGCTTGCGGGTAGCAGTTGGCGATTTCGTACACGGTCTTGGCTTCGATCAGCGCCTTTTCTCTGATCTCATCCCGTTCAAGCGGGGTCGGTGCATCTTCGTTCTCGCGCTCGATGGCCTGGACCGCCTTGTGGTATTTGTCGAGATCCAGCTGAAACCACCACATGCGGTTCATGAAGCCGAAGAAGAAGCTGTGTTCGCCGGTGCGGTTGTAGATCAGCAGCGCCTTGTCGGTTGGCGATTTGCTGATGAGCAGTGCGCCCTGGTAGATCGCTTCGTCGATGGTCTTGTCATCGAGGCGGCCAAGTTGATAGAGGTCGTTCCAGTCCAGTTTCTTCCGGCCCCGGTTCTTGATCTGCGCAGCGCGTGCCACCCAGCCATCCTCCCGGCTTTGTTCCACATGCTTGCGCATGAAGCGGCTGCCGGCCACGCCATCATCCAGCGCCCAGATTAGTTTCGGGCGTTCGCGCCCGGCTTTGTCGCAAGCCTCGGCCAGCGTCTTGAGCGCTTCGGCAGGGTAGTTGTTGCAGCTCATGGCGGAGACCGCATGTCGGCCGACATGCATCAGCGCAGTGGCGTCGAAGATGCCTTCGACGATGAAGATCTCTTTCACATCCTCGGCGGTGAGACTCACCCCGGGCGCCTGCCACCAATGCCCGCCGTATGCGCCCTTGAAATTGGCCTTGCGTTTGCCGAACCGCTCCGGCCTGTCGATCAAGCGCTCCCAGTAGCCGATGCCCGGCAGCTCAAAGCGCACGGTGGCGGAGCCGATCTTCAGCTCCGGGTTGTAATAACTCTCCTGCGTGTACCAGCCCTTGATTCTGGCGAGGTCGAAGCCGCGGCCTTCGCGCAGGTAGGCATCCGCCGCCGCGTTCGGGTTCTCCGGCGTTTGCTTGTGCCGCTCGCTCCAGTTGCTGAAAAGGTCCGGGTACAGATCCTTGATATGAAACTCCGCGCCGCACTTGTTCAAGCGCCCGCAGCGCAGCACCGATGGTGCTGCCGCATTGGCATAGAGCTCTTTTTTTTTGCAGGTAGGGCAGGTGCCGGCACGGAAAAAGCCGTTGCTTTCGGCTTTGAAATCAAAGTCGAACTTAATTTTGCGTATTACGTCGGCGTGCAGGCTTGGGTTCATATCATCAAATTTCGGGTAAAAAAATCCTTATCGCCTTGAAAAAGGCGCTTTCCGGGTGGTGCTGTTTCAAGGGAGATTGGCGAGGCTTACTTGATCGCTCGCCGCGGGCTTAGCCGCTGGGGGTCGGCTTCTTCATATCCTCAATCCTTTCCGATTGCGGGATGAACACCGCGGGGTTGGGGGTGCGGCTCGGAACGATGGTGCGCACTGCGGAGAGCAGCGCCGCCCATGTGTGGCCACATTCAAAGTTGGTGCATTGGTAGTAGATCTCGCGGGTGATCGCTGTGATCTTGCGGCTGGTTGCAATGGTCGCCTTGCTGGCGCAATGCGGGCAGCTGGCACGAAACGCGCGTGACATTTATTGACCCTCCATCATGGCCTGAAGCACTCGTTTATTCCGGGTGAGCGCGGCGATGGATGAAATGGTCGCCTCCAGCGCTTGCTCAAGTTCCCCCGGATCAATCCCGTCCACCAGCTCTGCATAAGCAGCTGTGACGTCTGAGGTCTCCTGCATGATGTTGCGCAGCATATCCAGCGGCCGCATCTGTTCGGCGTGTATAACTGGCCGCGCCGTAAGATCAAGGTCTGCCAGCAAGGTGTTGACCGTGCGCTGCCGCAGATTCATCGGCAACGCCTGCAATATGGATTTGATGAAGTTGGCCGGCAGCAGGTTGTTGTCTTTGGTGAAATCGTCCAGCCAGCGGAACAGCTTGTTGGCATTGGTGTGCTGACGGCGGAACTCATCGCCGCTGCCCTTGAGGTCGAACGTGATGCCGGTGACCAGATGCGAACTATTCTTCACATGCGCCTGCACGATCTCATCGGTCACCGTCTCGCGGCTCCAATCGTTCTCGCGCTTCCACTGGTTGACCGCGTCGGCAAGGATGGCGATCCACGACTGGTTTTCGTGTGAACCGTTTCTCGTGACGGGCTTGCGGCTCATGGATACATTACCCCCATGCAGGTAGGGGCTGCGTGGTACATAAGGGGGGTGCAGGTCGGGTCTGCACCCTGAACGATTAGGGTGCAGGTCTTATAAAAATCGGCCAGCACGTCTTCAACCGTGCTGATCCATGCCGCGGCATTCCTGTACCGCTGCGATGGAGAGATCAATAAAATCGAAAGGTACATTATTGACCGTCAACCAAATCGGATTGAACAGGCAAGCCCAGCTCTTTGGAGAGCACCTTTTGGGCTTCCGTGAGCGCCTTGCGATCATGCTTGGATTCGGTGCGGTTCTTCACCGTCTGCAAACGCACCAGGGCATTGATGCGAGCCAGCTCCAATTTGGCCGCACCCATTTGGTTCTTGTTGATGGCAACGCCGAGCGCTTCATAGTCATGCAGCGCATCGGCCCACTCGTTGAGTTTCTCAATCAGAAAATCAGCACCACTTTCATTGCCGCTGGCTTTTACTTTGTCGGGACTGATGGACATCAAAAATGCAGCAACACGCGACAAAAGTATGCAGGTTTGCTCTCTTTTTTGACCACCTGCATGGGGCATATCCCCTATGCAGACCCCCAGATATTTACTCAAATATTCACTTTCAGTGAGCTTTTTGTACTGACTCCTCCAGTCCAAGCCGAACAGATCGCTGATCGGTTTAAGCGGGGTCACTTCTTCGCCGGCTTCATTCTTTGCAATCTGCAACTGCATGCCGGCGTATTCGATGGTGAGGCTGATCTTGCTCATTGCATGGTCTCCTGTCTTTAGCGTTGTGGTGCGGGGTTGAGAAAAGAGGCGGCACGGTCGGGGGAGGTTGCAACCGTGCCGCCAGGAGATTCAGCGGAGGATGAGGAAGCCACTGAATTTCTTGAAGGGTAGAGAACGGAGAGGCCTGTTAGATAGGCTTCTCGCGCAAGGTTGGATTTTGTTTTGCCCGTTGCATTTGCCAGGCGCTCCGCTTCAAGGCGTTCTTCCGGCATCAGCCGTAACGCGATTGGCTTGGTGTCGAATACGCCCTTTGGAGTTCGTTTGCGTCGCTGATTCATAAGCATATAATCTATTTCGTTACTGACTGAAGCCATTATGGGAAATATATTTACCAATGTCAACACTTGATGGGAAATTCTTTTCTCGTTTGGCGGAAGAGCGCAAACGGCTCGGATACTCACAGGACTCCGCTGGCGAAGTTTGTGGCGTGAGCCGGAAAATGTGGGGCAATTACGAGGCCGGCCGAAACATGCCAGGCGCCGACGTGCTGGCCGCGTTCATGGGCGCGGGCGCAGATATCGCCTATATCCTCGGCGGATCAAGGGTAGGTGAAGTAACAAAAACGCAAGAGGATCTGGCTGCTTACAATCGCGGCGATATCGACATCATCGTCGATGCCTATGCGCATACGGACGATGCGGGGAGAGAGGCCTTGCTGGCGGTGGCGAAGGTTTTAAAAAAGTGAGGGGGTTGTGTATATGGCACCATATAAGCATCATCTGGGTGAAAGATGAGATTTATATACAAGAATAGAAGGGGTGAAATAAAAGAGGTTGATCTGGGTGATAGCTGGGATGAGCAAGGGAAATACATCGCCGGCTTTGACGCCAGCGCAGGCCATGCGAAAACATATTTAAAGTGGCGGGTTGTCGAATACCTCGATCAGTCCGAGCTGGAACTTTCAGACCCTTTTACACCTGCACCATTGCCACAAGCCCCAAAGGCACGGCAACGCCAAGTGCTGTTTACCGGATTCCCCACAGTTCAAAAACGACATCTGCAAAATATCGCCATCAGCAACAACATGGATGTGGTGGCAACGGTGACCAATAATCTGGAGATTCTGGTGTGCGGTCCAAACGCAGGGCCTGCAAAGCTGCAAAATGCCAGATTAAAAGGGTGTTATATTTTCAACGAGGCTGATTTTCTGAATTTTGTCGATACGGGCGAATACCCGGACGGCGAACATTTCCTATAAGGGGCAAAAATGGCATTAATTAAGTGCAGCGAATGCGACAGAGAGATAAGCGATCAAGCAAAAACGTGCCCGGGATGTGGGGCAAAAGTGCCATTGAAAGGACCGGAAGGGGTGTTCGTTGGGCTGCTTAGCCTCGGGGCCGGCTTGATAGCGTTGGGCATCACCCTGCCAATTTTAATACTCGCGCTCTTCATTATTTATGTGGTCATTTTTGGTTGAAGGCGACCAGATCGGCTTCTGGTTTGGAGTGGAAGGTGTTGAAATCAGATAGCGCATGATGAGAAAAAACCCGCTCCGGCGGTTTTTTTGTTGCTCAAAAATATTATTGAGCCGCCTTGTTGAGAACCGCCGTTACCCACTCGCTCAAGCCTCCACGGCCTGCAGCCGCCTTTACCCACGCAGCCTTGTCCGATGGCTTGCAGCGCAGGTGCAGAAAGCTGGTCGCACCTTCCTCGCCATCTTTCAGGGCGCGGTTGCGGGAGCCTTTAGGGGCGCCCGGTTTCTTGATTTCTTCCATCATAGCTCCACGAATTCGTAGCAGGAACACATGCCGGCATGAACCTCGCCGAGCGCTTGAAGCTGCCGCACGGTCGGCCCGATTCTGTCGTCGTTGATTGCTGCTTTCAGGTCGTGCTCGCCTTCTCCGTCGTAATCAGGCAGCACATCTTCGATGTAGACGATGTCGATCAGTTGGCCGTTCAGCGATGCGGCCAGCGCGTGGCCTGCGCCGTGATATTTTGAGAATAGCGTTTCGGGTATCTTGAATACTTTCATGGGGTCTTCCTCTCGATTCTTGGACTGTTTGAGGCGGCTGAACCGCCCCGGCATCGATGGTTATGCCTGCTCGGCGAACACCTTGGAGATCAGCGTGTTCATGGCTTCGATTTCGCCCTGACAATGCGGTGAGTTGCGCAGGAACTTCGGGAGTTCTGAAAGAAGGGATTCGGCCTCTTTTGCTGCATCAACACGGGTGGCGCTGTCGCTGGAAATCATACGGCCGCAGAGTTTTGCGGAGAGGATGTCAAATTGCATCTTGTTGGTGATGGTGGTCATTTTATTTCTCCTGTCGGTCCAGGTGCCGCCTGGTCGGTGGACTCATTTGCTGCGTCCATGTGTGTATATTACGCTTTATTTTTTAATTGTCAACACAATTTAATAAATAATTTAATTATTTTTTCAGTCATCCCCCTTCAGTTCCATTTCCAGCCGGCTGATCAGCCCGGCTGCATCGGTGAGGGTGTGCGTGGCGCGCACCACGATCCAGTCGGTGCTGTCGATCGAGGGTTTCCAGCCTTGCACGGTAACGGGCAATTCTGGGAATATATCCGGCCGGCCATGTGCAAGGGTAAGGCCGAAGGTACTGGTCCCGCGTTTGATGCGTGCCAGCTCAGCGCGTGCGGCTGCATTGGCATTGGCCTTGTTGGCGTACACATGCCGCAGCGTCTTGATGTTGTCGGCGCTGGCGGTGAGCACGTCGGCAGGTTCTGCCGCGTTGCTGGCCAGCGCATCCGGCCCTTTGCTGGTGTTGAGGTTCTGTGCCGTGATGATGACTTGAGTGACCTTGCCGGTTTCCGGGTTCTTCCAGCCCGCTGTTACGGTGCCGTATTGCTGCTTGCCTTTGAGCAGGGCGCGGTATTTCTCCCGTGCGGCCCGGGTGGCTGCGCTCTTGCTGTTGTAGATCCTGCCGATATGGAATACGCGGCCGGTGGCAGTGACGGTGCTGCTCTCCTGCGCTACAGCCGGCGAGACATCATTGACGACCACTTCGCCCTTGGTGGCGTTGCGCACATCGTTGTAGAGCGCGCGCACGGCTGTCCAGGTGTCGCGGTCTGCCACGCTGAAGCGGTGCTGATCGCCAGATGCCCGGGTGATGACGGCACGGCCCAGCGGCTTGCCGCCCGCACTCATGCCCAGCCCGCTGGGCATGAGCAGCAGCCGGCCGTGCTTGACGGTGAGGATGGCGTCGAACATGTTGGCCAGCCGGGTGAGCAGATTGATGTCGCTTTCGTTGGTCTGGTCCACATGCGCCAGCGGCTTGCTGGCAAGCGCCGGCGAAATGGTTGGTGTCAGCGCGTGGGTGGCCGCCACGCTGCGGGCAATGGCGCCCAGCGTGGTGTTATGCCAGCTGCGCTCTTTTTGCGTGGTGAGGCCGGCACGCAGGTCGGCGCTGCGGGCGCGTATCGTAAGCTTATCCGGCGTGCCGCTGTGCTCCACCTCATCCACGGTGAAGGTGCCTTTGTCGATCAGCCCGGTCTCGGCCCAGCCAATTGCAACCTGCAGTTCGATGCCGCGTTGTGGGATCTCGATCTGCCCGTCGGTATCGAGCAGCACGAGATCCAACTGGTCCGCTTCTGCACCTCTGTTTTCTGTGATGGTGAGCGACTCAAGCCGATTGGCGAAGGTGCCCGTGATATCGCGCAGCGAGCTGCCGGATTTAATGCGGATGCTGAAGGTTGGCGCGGGCTGGGTTGCCATCATTGTCATCGGACGAAGTCCATGATCGCGTCGCTGAGTGCGCCGATCTTGTCCAGATCATCATCGCCCACGCGGGCGAGGCTCAAGCTGAATTCAATGCGGCGTGCCTTGCCGTCGAAAAAGAATATCTCGCGGTCCACCTTCAGTTTCTCGATGACGAAGAACCCGTAGACGCGCCCCGTGCCTTCCACCAGCGACCACGCCTCGCCGCTGTCCGCCATGTAGCGCACCATATCCAGCGATAAGTCTCCGCCCGATATCTCCGGCAGCAGCACGCCGGAGAGGGTGATCGTTTCGTCGTCCTGACCGACGAACTGCCGGGCAGGGCGCAGGCCTACACGGCCGGAAGATGGGTGCCGCCAGCTCATGTCATGCGAAAATTTCTGGTAAGGCAGGGTATCCATGCCAAAAACGAACAAGCCCAAGGCCATCATCATGGCGGTTTACTCCCTGTCTTTCAGCGAGGATCGATTGCGCGCCATCCATGTATGCCGGTCGTTCTCGATCTCGCGTTTGATTTTTGCTGCCAACTCATCTTCGTTCATGCCTGGCGACGGGTTGACGGTGATGCTTGGAGAGTAATTGTTATGCTGCACCGAGCCGCCTCCAGCGCGGATTGGCGCCACCGGTTTAACGCTGACCATGCCGCCGCCGGCACCGGCGCCAGCCAGTTGCGGGCCGCCATTGCTGTTGCCGAACCATTCTCCAACCGCGGAAAGCGCTGCCTTGATCGGTTTGATGAATCGATTGAAGCGCTCGGTGATGGCATCCCACAGCCTGCTGAAGAAGCCCTTGATCGGCCCCCAGTATTTGTAAATGAGCAGAGCGGCAACGGCGATGCCGGTGATCAAGAGGCCGATCGGGTTGAGCAGCAGCATGCGGCCGATGAACATGATGGCCGTGCCGATGCCCTTGAGTATAGGCACCAGTGCAGCGCCCTTGATGCCGAGCAGGGCGAACCCGTATCTGGCGATCACCAGCGGCCCCATGATGGCCGCGATTGCGAGCAACAAGCTGCCGATGATGATAGCGAGAATCGACAGCACGGCGACGGTCTTGATGATTGATCCAGCCAGCACCGGGTGCTCTTTTACCCAGTCCCGCACTGCATGCGTCACATCACGGATGATGCCGAGTATATCGACCAGCACCGGTTTCAACTGCTGGCCAAGTTCACTGCTGCTGTTGAAGATGGACGATTTCGCCATCTCGATCTGTGAATCGAGCGCTGCGTTTCTGGCGCGGGCTTCACGCAACATTGAGCCTTGTGCGGCCTGATCCTTGGTCAACTTGAGCTGGCGGCGGTACTCTTCGAGATTCTGTGCCAGCTTTGAGGCGTCGTCGCCATATTCGATACCGAAAATCCGGGTGGCTGCTTCGAGCTGTTTGTCGCCAGGCAGCGCCTTGATGCGGTCCAACACGTCCAGAATCGTGCCGGTGGCGTCGGCGTTCATGTTCCGCTGCAGAGTGGATGCTTCGAGGTTGAGCATCTTGAGGCCTTCGCTGTAGCGCTTTGCTGTCGCCAGAATGGGGGCGTTGGTCAGCCGCGTGATCATCGCATTGGTGGCTGTGGCGGCGACTTCCTCGCTGGCGCCAAGCGATAGGAAGGTGCTGCCAAGCGCGGCAGCATCACGGAAGCCCATATTGACCATGCCGGCAGTACCGGCGATGCGCTTCATGACGTTGATGATGGCGCCGCCTTGCGATTGTGCGTTGTCATCCAGCCAGTTGATAGCGTCGCCCAGCTCGTGGATGCTCTCGATCGGGATCTTGTACAACCCGCGCATCATGCCTATATCCTCGGCCACCTGGTCGACAGGCAGGTCGAAGGCGCTTGCCATGATGGCGGCCTGCTCGGTGAATATGAGCAGGTTCTCTTTGCCCTGTATACCCATGCGGGCGGCGCCTTCCACCAGTCGCGCGATCTCCAGCGAGGTCAGCGGGATACGCTCGGACATATCCTTGATGGCTTCGCCCATTTCGTAATAGGACCGTGTGAGATTGCCGTTTGCGTCGCGTGTGCCTTCCACCTGCTTGGAGACGCCGACCATGGCACTTTCAAATTCACGAAAATCGTTGATCGCTTTCAGCACTGGCAATCCCATGGCAACACCTGCGGCCATGGTGCTGGCACCAGCGCCGGCAATCTGGTCCCGAGTCTGCAGCCCCTTGTCGCGTGCAGCGCGTGCGGCATGCATGCGGGCAGCAATGTCGCTTTGCTGCTTGAGCGCGGCGGTCTGGCGCTCAACCGCAGACGTGGCGTTGGCGATATCGGTTTTAAGGGTGCGTTGATGTTCTGCCAGCTTACGGGTATCCATGCCGCTGCCGTTGAGTTCGGTGCGGAGCAGCTGCTGCTTGGCGATGAGTTCGCCGTGGCGGTCCTTGAGGCTGCGTGCTTCCTTGACTGCCTTGTTGAATTCCCGACTCATGGCGGCCGTGGGCTTGCCTGCCGCATCCATCTCCAGTTTGAGTTCTTTCACCCGTTGCTGCGCCGCCTTCATCTGGTTGGCGGTGATGCTGATGTCCTTATCCAGCTTGCGGAAGCCGTCCAGGTTCTTCTGGGCGTCGTTCAGCTCGCGCAGGCGGGCGCGGGCGTCCTTCAACGCCTTGGCCGTTTCGTTGCTGCCCTTGGTGATGGCCTTAAGCGGGCCGGTCGCCTGGTTGATGGTGGCCAGCAGCACTTCCAGCTTCATGCGTTGTTGAGACATCAGTTGTTCTCCGGATTTTCGCGCACCCGGGCGCGTTTATGCCAATCGGCCAGCTCTTCGATCGTCATCCTGTCCATTTCGGACAGTGGCCAATGCCAGAGCGTGGCGAGGTTGGCCATCATGTCTTCTATGCGCTCCGGCAGTTCGATGGTCGGCCGGATGGCCGTCAGGCTGTTGGTAGCCCCGCCACTGTGCGCATCGATCGGGGCAGTAAAAAAACGCTGACCCCCGAGCCGATCTGGAACAGGTCCGCAGGATCCATGGCCTGCACTTCCTGCTCGGTGAGCGTCGGCTCGCTGATGCGCGGTACCACGCGCACAAGGGCGCTGACATCCATCTGCAGCAGATCAGTGAGGTTCACGCCGCGCAGCTCGCCGGCGAGTGGCTTGCGCAGGGTGACGGATTTGATTTCAGTCTCGCCGCGCTTGATCGGCTGGTCGAGGTCGATGACGGTGTTGAGGGTTTTGCTCATGGGTAGTCTCCTGTGGATAACATAACGCCCAGCTTGATTCGGCGCTGGGCGGACGTTAGGGCCATTCTCAAACAGTTAGCCGACTGGCTGTTCGATCTTCCCTCGTGGTGGTATTAGTTCAGTCCGACAGCAGCACGCTGTGCGCTGAGCATGTCGACGCCGTTGACCACCTCGACCATGTTGGTCATGTCGATCTCGACCAGCGGCGTGCCGTCGATGCTGAGCTTGAAGTAGCTAAGCGTCAGCTTGACCTTGACGTCGTTGCTCTCGCCGACCTTGGCGTTGCCGAGGTCGATCTCTTCATGCCGGCCGCGCATGACGACTTCGACCGCGGAGACCTGGCCGGTGGTGTCTTCCTGATACGCACCGGCGAAGCGCAGCAGAACGCCATCCACGCGCGTGGAGGCATATTGCTCGAACACTTGACGCTCGATGCCGCCCAACGTGATTTCTGCTTCCATCTCGCCTTGGCCGAGGTCGATCTTGACCGGGCCGTTCATGCCGCCGGCGCGGTAGCTTTCCATCTGCCGGGTGAGCTTGGGCAGGGTGACTTCAGGCACCTGGCCGAGATAGCTCTTGGCGTCGTTGAACATGTTGAAGTTCTTGAGTTTGCGTGGCAGTGCCATGGTGTTTTCCTTTCGTTGTGCTGCTCAGTCGATCCGTCTATCAAGCTACGCCGGAGTTACGATACCGCTGCGATGCGCTGCGCGAAGTCGGCCAGGTAACGGTTGGTGATGCGCTGGCGGAACATCAGGTTTTCCAGCGGCGGCACCGGCGTGAAGTCGTAATCGATATACAGCTTGCCGCTTTGCAGCACCTCCTTGGTGTTTGGCTCCGGATCGAACCAGCACTGGCCGTCGATCAGATAGCCCAGCGCCTTCAGTTCGCGGAACTTTGCGTTGATGCCTTCGATGATGTCGCGGGCCAGCGATGGGTTGAGCGGGGCATCCACAGCCCACATGTGCGCCTCGGCCATGGTGTCGGCCAACACCTGCGCTGTTCGGACGTAGTTCTCGAACGCGAAAACCGGGTCGATGGTGCAAGTGCGGGAACCCCAGAAGCGATAGCCGGCGTGGTTGATGAGCGTTGTGACTTCTTCCGCGTTGAGGTAACCAGCATCACTGGCAGGATCCTGCAGATCCCAGAAGATATCCTTGCTCAGCCCGATGACGCCGTTGACCGGGATGTTGGAGAGTGTCTTGTGCCAGCCAATCTCGTTATCCAGCTTGGCACGCAGACCAAGCGCTCGGGCAATGGGAGAGGCTGCCGAAGCTGCAGCGCCATCCCAAGTCAAAAACTCGGGCCAGATCACCATCACTTCGCGCTGGCCGAAGTTCTCTCGGTAGGCCACGGCGTCTTCCTTGGTGTCGCAGCCATTAGCGTGGACATAGGCGAAACCGCGCAGCTTTTGCGCGATGCCGACCAGCTCGGTAGCGACCGGTAGAGTGTCGAGGTATGGCACGCCGAGGATACGAGGCTGCACGCCTAGCTGCGCTTTGGCTGCCAGCAATGCCTTGAGGCCGGTGTATTGGCCGTTGACCGTGCCGCCGATGATCTTGGTGTTCTGGTCCGCCTCGATCGCTGCGGCATCCTCGCCTTCGCCTTCCTCCACCCGCACGACCACCACCAGCGTATTGGTCTGGTCGGCGATGTCATCAAGCGATTTAGCCAGTGTGCCTGTCGTACCGGCATTGCCGATGGCGGCTTGAACGTTGGTGATCAGCGTGGGAGTGTTGAGCGGGAAGGCATCCGCGTCTGCATCGTCGGCCGTACACACCATGCCGATAATCGAGGTGTTGATGACGCGAATCGGCCGCGTGCCTTCGGTGATTTCAGTGACGCGAACGCCGTGGTGATAGTCTTGTGGCATGGAGTCTCTCCGGTGCGTTGTTGATGCCGGAAAGCATGCCGTGAAAGCCGCGAAAGCTGGCGCGGCGGTGGTTGTAAAGGGCGGGGATAGAACAGCAGGGCTTTGAAACATTAGCCACAGAGGGCACGGAGAACACCGAGAAAGTCAAAATCAAAACCGGGTTTCGCGGGTTTTCTCTGTGGTCTCTGTGATCTCTGTGGCTGAATCTATCGGCAATGCCCGCGCTGATCCGGGTCGAACGGGTTAAGCAAGTGGCTGCAGATCCAGCTCGCCAGCTTGCGTCGCCATCCGCCGCCGCGCTTGATGTGTCGCGCCAGGCGCTGGGTGAGCAGCCATTCGGACGGCCTCTCGGCGAACACCACGGACATGATGACGATGTTGACCGCAGCATCGAGCAGCGCGCCGACCGCCAGCACCGGGTAGCCCAGCAGCTTGGCCGGCAGGCTGAGCGTGCGAGCATGGTGTGCACGGTAGAGGCTCATCACGGCCAGGTAGAAGATCCACAGCATCCACAGGCTGGCGATGGTCAGCCACATGGGCATCAGCGCGGCGGCTGTCACAGCCCTGCATCCCACTTGATGTCATCCAGCAGCGCCTGCACTTCCGGCGTGATCGGCGCTTCCAGTTCCTCTGCGGTCAAGCCATCGCTGATTGCGTCGATCTGGTCTTCCAGCACCTGCCGCTTGCCGATGATGGCACCGGATACTTGCGCGAACAGGTCGGCCTTGGCGATGACGCGGCTGGCCAGCTCGGCCTTGCTGATTCCACGCGCGGCGGCCAGAGAGTCCAGCAGCGGCGTCACGGCCTGGTTGTCAGCCGTGTATGCCCGCGCCTCAGCTTCCTGCTTCGGCCAGCTCAGCACTTCGCTCGCTGGGTAGCCGGCGCTGATAGCTGCGATCTCGGACTCGCATGAGGCGTTGATGCTGGCGAGTTTCATGGTGATGGCAGCGGCTGCAGTTGGCAGCGGCTGATCTGCCGCGACCGGTTTGCCAAGCGCCTCATCGAACACAATTCGCATCCCCTGCGACTGCGCCAGCAGCAGCTCTGCATGCTCATTGGCCGTGATAGCGACCGCATCCTGCGGAATTTTTTTACCATGAATATTGGTAACATAAAAACCATTTGTAGCTGGAGAAAAAAACATGAAGTCCCCCTTAGTTTCCGATGGCAAATACGTAGCCGTTCTTTAAAAAATTAGAGCCAGCCGCGGCCTGTTCCCAGACGAACGTGAATTGACTGAGGCTGTCGATATTTGCATATACCGACCATCCGCCATTAACCGACGTGGCTCGTTTTAGAGTAGCAACAACAACAAAACATGTATTAGGAAATGCGATAGGGAAACTGTATTGCTGCGTCGTGTCCGTGGTGATGGTGCTACCATCTCCTACTTGCGCCCACTGAAATATCAAGTCACCTGGAAGTTTCTGATAACCTCTGGCGGCCAATGACTGATTCGCGCCCTTGAGCGCATCTGCCAGTTTCTTGGGCGTCAACGCCCGCACATCATCCGACAGCGCCTGTGCCTCAGCATCCGTTGCGATTTCGATGATGCCTTTCACCGTTTCGCTGGCATCCGGTGTAAGCGATGCAGTGATCATCGCCTGAATCGCATCGCGCAATTGGGTCAGGACGCCGTGGTCCGGAATCATCCCGGCTTCTGTGATGACTTCATCGATGGTGCTCCACGGCGCCTTCAGTGCCAGTGCGTTGGTGATGGTGGTGGCGAAGTTCGGATCGTCACCTAGCGCTGCCGCGAGTTCGTTGAGTGTATCGAGCGCGCCGGGGGAGCTGTCGACCAGTGCCGCGATGGCGGCATCGATCGCGGCCTTGGTGAAAGCGGTGCTGGCCGCCTGCGTGTTGTTGGTGCCGGGCGCTGCTGTCGGCACCTTCGGCGTACCGGTGAATTCAGGCGAGTCGATAAGAGCCCGCAGCAGCAGTTGCGCCTTAAGCCATTTTGTCCGGTTACCCAGCTGCTTGGCTTGCAGGTTGTCGATGCCATCCTCACCGCCCAGCACAGGGTCGTCTGTCTCCAGCTGGTAGATTCCTTCTTCCCATTGCTCCAGTTCAATCAAGTTCGCCATGTTGTATTCCCTTTGCTCAAAATTGGCTAAATGCTGATGAGGCCGCGCGTGTATGCGCCGTTGCGTTTGGCGTGGCCGTTGTGCCGTAATGCCGCGGCGGTAAAGTCCATCTCCATCAGCCAGCAGCAATTGCGCTTGACGGAGTCGATCATGCGCAGGATGGCTTGCGATTGGTCGATGGTGATCGGGCGCTGCAGGATGACGCGGAATGTGGCCCACATGGCCGGGCCGCCACGGTAGCGATAGCCGTTTCGGGTGGCTTCGCCGTTGTGGCGGATGTAGTGCGAGCGCTCGATTAGGATGGCGTCTGGCTGTCCGCGGATTGCCAGCGCACGCATGATGGCGGCCGGGGTGCCCTTGTGCTCGTGGATCTCGATGGATTCATCGATGGTCGCGCGTTTTTTCTCTTCTGACCAGTCTGTCTCCCAGTCATCCACCGATAGCGCCCATGCGACCCACGGCAGTAGCTGTTCCGGACAGGTGGCGGCATCCCACATCGACGGTACTTGCATGGCGGGGTCGAACTTCAGCAGCGTGGCCTCGGCGGCCCGCTCCATCGGCGTGGTGTTGCGCGGCAAAAGGCTTCTCTGATTGGGGGTCGTCATACGGCAAGCCCCGCGTGCTGGACGACCAGGTTGGTGCAGTAAGCGGCCTGGAATTCATTGACGACGATGTCGTCCTCGATCGATAGCATGACTTTCTGCACGCCGGGGCGTTGCGCTGCGGCGTGCAGGCCGCTGATGGTGTGGTCGTGGCCGAGGCGGTGATGTCGCTCCTGGTATTTTATGAGCTCGGCCTCGGCATCGGCCAGCACGATGCTGTAATCAGGCCCGGCATAGGTGTAGATGCTTACAATGAGCTCGTATTCGATGATTTCGGCCGCCTGCACCAGCACTTCTTCAGAAAGGGGGCGCACCTCGCCATCGTTGAGCCTGGCTTCGACCGCTGCCAGTACCGGCTCCGAAGGCGTGCCATTACCTTCGCGCGAGAGAACGGTCACCAGCGATGTCCCCGGCTGCGGGCTGGTGCAGCTCGCATCCTTGACCTGACCGGAAGCTGTCAGCGCGTGGTAGATGAAGGCTTCTGTCGGGCCGGCCGTGCTGTAGCTTTCAAGTTTTAGGGCGACGCGGTTGCGGAAGTCGGTATCAGACTCCAGCACTTCTTCCACAGGCGGGATCGCGTCAGGATCGGCTGGCGTGATTACCAGCCGGGTCTCGCGCCGGTAATAGGTGAAGGCGATGTGGTCCAGATTGGCGCCGGTGGCATAGGCCAGCAGCAGGGCGCGGGCTTCGTCGTTATAACGGGCGATGAGCAACATCTCGCGCCATGCGGCAAGCTGCATCAGCTTGACCAGCGGTTCGGATTCCAGCTCGATGACATCGGCAGCATCCGGATACAGTTCCAGCAGCTTGTCCTTGTAGGATTGCAGCACGACCTCGAAATCGAGCGACTGCAGGACTTCTGGCGGAGAGAGTTCGGCGAGGTTGATTGCGACCGTCATCGCAGGCCTCCGACCGGAATATTGAGGTTTATGGCGGCCCCGGGCTGACCAGTTCCGTCAACGCGCACGGCGTCCATGTCGATAGTGGTCTGGCCGTCCTGATTGCCGAGGGCGACCATGACGCGGCGGATGCGGATGCGTGGCTCCCATCTGGCCAGCGCCATGACGGTGGCGGACATGAGCCGCAGATTGTTGGCCTTGTTGTGCGGGTGGTCGATCAGCTCCGGCAGCAGGGAGCCATATTCCCGGCGCTCGATGCGGGTGCCGATCAGCGTGGTCAGGATATCGCGGCAGCTTTGCCAGATATGACCGATGTCGCCTAGCTTTCTGCCGGTGGACGCGTTCATTCCGCTCATATGGGTTGCCCCGTGTTACCGCCGCCCGGTTGAACGCCGGTATGGAGGTGATTTTTAAGGCTGATTCCGTCTGCGATGACGTCGCCGGTGATCAGTGCTGCGGTGTGTTCGCCACCGAGGCCGACCATGCCGTTCTCATAGGTGAGCCGATCTTCGATGTTGACCTTGCCGGTGAAGGTCACCTGCGGGCAGTCGATGACGATGGAATCGGCGGCCTCGACCAGCGCCGTCTTGATGCCGATGGCATGCAGCGCGCCGGTGGCGTGGTTGTATCGGATGACGGCGCCATCCGGATATTGGCGCACGCATTCGTCCGGGCTGGTGCTGGGAGCGTCGAAGGCATTGGAATAGGTGCCGAGCAGGACAAAACCGCCAGCCACTTCGCCGCTGGGGCTGAAGATCAGGCATTGCTCGCCGACGGTCGGCGGATCCCAATCCCGCGTGGTGCCGGAACGGGTACTGAACCAGGGCAGCCAGTTGGTGATGAGGCCGCCGCTCACCACGCGGCAACGCTTTTGTGCATGATCAACCGCGTGCACGGTGCCGGCGCGGATGAGGTTTTCGAGCAGACGGGAAAGATATGCGATATCCATGAATGGTGAATCTATCCATGCAGCACGGACTTGGGTGTTTGTCGTGGTTGTAATGCGGCGGGTTAGAACAGCGCGGTTATGTGCCGGACAGGGTGTCTATCACCAGCGATTCGACCATCTGCATGTCGGCATCGCTGAAGCCGAGGATCTGGCGTTCCGGATATTGCACGGTGAGGTTGCGGATGCGGTTGACGCGGTCGCGCAGGCCGAACTGGTGCACGCGGGCGATGCGTTCGGTGCGGCCGGTGAATTCCACACTGGCGCTGGTTGGCGTGGCCTTGGCCTTGAGAAAGCGGTTGAGCCGCATGCGGGCAAACATGGTGCGGCGGATGCGGCCTTTCTTGATGCGTTTTTGCGGCTTGCGCGGTGCGTATGGAGTGCCGTCCGGGTTGCGCTGAGAGGCGATGCGCAGCGCCTGAGAGATTCTCAGTCGAGATGCGATAGCAGAGGCCAGCGCACGCCGTCGTGCTGGGCTTAGGCCTTCCAGCAGCCCGCGGGCGAAAGCGTCTATCTGGTCGAGGTCGTCTGCCATGGCTTACTCAATCACCTCTATCGGCGTCTGCTGCACGGTTTCGCCGTTGGCCAGCATTTCCCATCCGGTGGGGCCGGTGACGTCCATCAGTAGCGGTTCTGCCAGGTGGCGCGAGACCAGCTTGTCGTTTTCGGCCGTGACGACGACTGTTTCGGTGAGCTTCAGCTTGATTTCCAGATCCGTTGCCGTATTGCTGACGATCTCGGCATCGAAGGCGATGCCGCCATCCGGCTCGCCAGTCAGGATATCTGGCTGATGCTCGCGCAGCCAGACCATGAGCGGGATGAAGATGGTATCCACATGCCTGCTGTAGTCGATGATGACGACGGACAGGGTGTAGTGATAGACAAAGCTGAAGTTCTGCGACTGCGTGGCTGCGAGCTGACCGCTTTCGACGAAGATCTGCATGCGATCCGGGTTCTGCCTGATTTCAGGCAGGGCGCTGGTCAATGCTTCGCGCAGGCTTTTGGGCTTGTTCATTGCGGCTTTTTCATCTTCTGCTGGCAGTCGTAGATCATGTCGACCTGAGCGGCACAGTCGTGCCATGCAGCTTCGACGGTTTCAAGGTCTCGGCGCAGGTCGCCATTCGTAAACGGCTGGGTCGGCGGCAGTTGACAGCGCGTCACGCTCGGACAGCCAATCTCGATAAGTTGCACTTCCGGTAATCGCGGGGCGTTGGCGCAGGCGGACAACAGGGTCAGGCAGAGGGCTGTTGCTCCAGTTTTTAAGAGTCTCATTGGCTTGCTCCAGTGTGCGGATGGTTTGTTCGTGGCGGTAGTTGAGGCCGGCGACGGTGGCGATCTGTGCTCGCATCTGGCTGTGGGCGGCCTGAATCTGCATGCTGTGGTCTGCCATGGCGCCGATGATGGCTTGCTGGGTCTTGACCTGTGCCAGCGCGTGGTCGCGCTGTTCCGTGGCAAGCGCATTGCGGGCGTTGAGCGTCTGAATGCGCGATGTCAGCAGCGCCACGGAGACAACCGAGACCAGCAGCAGGGCTATAGTGAGTTTTGACGGAACAGGCAGCATCAGGCGGCCTGCGCGTCTGTGTCATCCAGCGCGGCATAGTGCTCGAAAGCCCGCGCCAGTTTGGCGTCGTAGAGGTTCTTCTTGTAGGCCGGACCGTTGTAGATCCGCGCGAAATCCGCCCATTTTTTGGACTTGAGCGCTTTGTGCAGGGCTGGGTCTGCCTGAATGAAGCGGACGAAGGCGGCGAGATGTTCGGCCTCGGAAGCCTGCATGGCCTCGACGAAGGCTTGCACGCTGGCGTAGCCCAGCGCCTGCCAGTGGTAACCCATGATCTGGTACTGCCCCCAACTGGCGGATTCCAGTGCGATGTCGTGGTCGATGGTCTGGGCGGACTTGAGCCTGGTGTATTCAGGCCAGCCGCCGCGATAGCCGCCAGGCAGCGGATTGACCAGGCGCGGGTATTTGACGCTTAAATCATCGGCGTTGTAGCCAGCGGCCTTGAGGCGGCGATACATGATGTGACGCTCGAACAGGATGGCCGCGCGGCCGTCCTCGAAGAAGCCGGCGCCGTTGCTCTCCACTTCGTTGACGGCCATCACGGAGGCGACGGAGACGCCGAGCGTTTCGGCGGCCCGGTCGATATCGCGCTGGGTCAGCAGCTTTGGGTTGCGCGTGCGTCGGCGCAGGGTGTCCAGCGTCTTGGGGCCGGCGAGGCCATCGACCACCAGCCCGGTGCGGCGCTGCCATGCTTTGACTGCTCGCTCCGTGTCGGCTTCGAAGATGGCGTCTTCCTTGACCTTGTAGCCTTGCGCTGCAAGCAGCCGTTCCAGTTCCTTGACGCTGTCGCCGATGCTGCCCAGTTTCAATGTCGCCATGACGATGACTCCTATTTTAAAAATTTATTCGAGGCCCATTTCTCGAACTGAAACATGGCGCGGCTGCCCATGTGCCCGGTGATGCCGATCAGCGCGGCAGTGATGAGCGGGTTGAAATTGGCGGCTTCGCAAAGCCAGAAAGTGAGCACGCCGACAAAGCCGGAGGTGACTATCTCGCCCACGAATTCGACGATGTTGCAGGCCCTGGCGTCGCCTGATTTGACCTTGTTGATGAACGAGACGGCGCCGCCCCATGCGGCTAACGCAATCACCCACAGATACGTGATCAACGAATAGCTGCTCGGATCCTTGTCAAGCATTTGAAAGTCTCTCTCTCTTCTCATGATCTTCCCGGCAAAATTCGTCGCAGTAGCAAGCATCCGCGGCCACCGGTTCCTCGCAGTTGAGGCAGATGCCGCTGACCTTGCGCACCGGCTTTCGGTAAGCCAGCGCGGCGGCACGGTGGCGTTCTTCCTGTTCGGTGGCGATGTCGTCGGCGCGCATTTAATCAATCCCATAGATACGTGATCTGTTGCGTGGCGGCCGGCGGCATCGGCGGCAGTTCCACTTCGTGGCCGATAGGCAGGATGGCGCCGAGCGCGGCCAGCCCCGGGTTCGCTTCCAGTACCAGTTCATTCAGGCCGCGCGTGGCGCCGTAATGACGCCAGCACAGGCTATCGACGGTGTCTCCCTGATGCGCTCTGACTCTCATATCAACTCGACCGTGTTGCGATAGATGCCGAGGATGTCGTTGGTCGCCCACAGCGCGTCGCGGCGCAGGTCGCCGATGGCGCTCTCCATGTCTTCGGCGCGCTTGTTGCCTTCGTTGGTGTTGTCGAAATCGCGGTAGCGCTCGATCAGATTGGCGCGGGCGGTGCAATAGACCGCGCGACGGTAGCGGTGCAGGTTGCGGGAAACGCCGTCGAGAATGGTGCAGGGCACGGCGGCCATGGTGGCTCGCCCGGCGGTGGTCTGTTGCTGCTTCCAGCCGTCAAGCGCGTCGTTGACGGTCGCCATGGCTTCGACCAGCGCATGGCGCAGCCGCGCGGATGTCACTGTGCCATCGATGCGCATGATTTGACGGGCGTCGGCCATGACGATATCCGGGAAGAAGCCATCGTTGGCGATGTCGTCTTCGTCCCATTCATCGACCGGCGTTCCGGCATCTGGTGTTGCGATCAGGCTCATTTAGATTTCCGTTTCATCGGCCCTGGTGGATGGTGGAAAGGGTGAAATTCAGCAGGAGACCAGTCCATGAATTTCACCCTTTGCCATCCAGTGCGGGGTCCGCCCGGTTATGCCGCTAGGTTGCCGCGGCTGAATTCTTGATTTCGCGTTCGAGACGCTCGATGTCCTTTTTGACGCCGATCTTGTCGTGCAGCGCAAGGGCGGCCTTGAAGCTCTTGAGGGCAAATTCCAGACGATCGGCATCGGTAGGCACGTGATGCGGAACCAGCTCAGGATTCTGCAGGGCATAACCAAGCGCCTTGTGCAGCTTGGCCTTGACCTGATCCGGCATATCCTTGTCCAGCGTGAGGTCCATGACGCCCTGCAGAATTTCGATGTCGATGATTTCGTCGGCGGCATGATGCTTGAGCAGGATATCGGCGAACTCTTCGGCGATGACGACGGCCGTCTTGCGTTCGTACTGGTCCGGCATGGAGAGACCGTGCTTGATGGCGTATGCGGCGATCTCCAGCGCGAGGTAGAGCATCTGCGCGTCGATGCACCAGACCATGACCGTCATCAGCACATCGTCCTGCACGCCGCTGTCGCCTTCGATGACGCCGCGAATCCACGGCAGGTAATCACCGATCAGCTCAGCCTTGAGCTGAGCCTTTTTTTCCATGGACTGGATACCGTGCAGCCGGCGTTTGTCTTCTGCGAGCTTGGCCAGCATCAGCTCGTACTGGTTGGCGTTGAGCAACACGCGCTCATCGCCGCTGCTTTCTGCGGCTGTAAGCGCGGCTACCCGGCGTTCAAAGTGTTTTCTGGCTGGGCTGCTCATATCGTTGGTCTTTCAGTCGGTTTCGGTCAGGTCGCGGATCAAGCGATCACGATGTTTTCAGCGACTGCGCCACAGCCGTAGTCTTCGACCACGTAGGCGTCGTTGCTGGACTCGTAGTTCTCGATGCGGTCGCGCTTGGCGTTATCCACCACGGTGCGGCGGCGTGCGCCCTCTTGCCAGTAGAGGCTCAAGTTATCGAGGCGGGTGACAAAAATGGCGTTGGCCGGGAAGAACGGCACACGCACGGCAGGCAGGTTGCCCAGGCGCTTTTGGCTCATGATGATCTGGCCGGCCAGTTGCTCGCTCGGTGCTTGCGTGGCGTTGACGATGGGGAAGTACTTGTCCGCCAGCAGGGCGCGGCCGCAGATGGCGACCAGCTCGGTATCTTCCTGGTACCAGGGCTCGATCAGGTTGTTGACCATATCGAACACCAGCGCGTCCAGCGTCTTGTAGTCGCCAGAATCGCCGATGTTGATGGCGCCGGAGAGTGCTACCACTTCATCCATGACACGAGCAGGTGCAAATTCACGGTACTTTTGCAGCCAGCCCTTGTTGACGTCCTGCAGCAGCGGGTTGGTGCCCTTGTTGCTCGTGGCGGCGCGGCTGGTGCCGTTGAAGCCGATCATGATGCGGTCCAGTGCCTGGCGGGTCAGGATGGCATCGCGCAGACGGGTCTGAAAGTCCGGGAACTTGGCCCATGCATCCAGCTTGGCATAGGTGATGTGCGTGTCGAAGTTGGTCTGCGTGCAGACATAGCCGTTCTGGTCCAGCGTGGAGATATCGCTGGTGGCGCGGTCAGTCGTCCCCGTGTTGGTGGTGCCGGCGACCGGGCCGCCGACGCCAAGGCCGATCTTCTCGCCCTGTTGCTCATTGACGCCGATGACGTTGATCATGCCGAGGAAGCCCGTGGACTCCTGCATGCGGGTTTCCAGCTTTTGCTGCACGCTGGGGTCGACCGTGAATTTCTCGGCGGCGCTCGGCACGTCATTGAGCTTTGCCAGGGTGTCGATGTAGCCGTTGAAGGCGATGCGGGTTTCTTTACGCATGATTTAGCTCCGTTTATTGATTCGTTTGTTTTTCTCTTTGCTGAGCGCTGTATGAGGCCGATCAGCAGTCCGTTTCGACCTTGCCGTCGGCACCGGTGGCAGCTGGTCGCTTGTTCTTGTTTTCCGGCTCCTGGCTCAACGTGGTCTTGAGTTCGTTGAAGTTCTTGCGGTCGTCTTCCGCGGCTTCGCTGATCTTCTTGATGTCGCTCTGCAGGGTTTCCAGCGAAGCCAATGCGCCGCTGAATTTATCCAGCAGCTGCTTCTGGCTTTCGGCGACAACTTCGACCGCCTGGGCGATGCCGGTGAAGTTCTTGTCGTCCTGCTGGCTCTTGCCGGTGAGCAGGTTTTTTACCTTGGTGAAGAGTTCGGCGCCGACATTGCTGGTCTTCTCTTCTTCGAATTCCAGCGTCGATTCAACCGCTGCCGTGAACAGGTTGTCTTTTTCCTGCTTGCGGTGGCTGAAAAGCTTCAGGGCTTCGGTACCGAGTGAGGCGGGGGAGTCGGTGACAGCCAGTCCGCCAAGGTAGGCTTCGCCGCTCTTGGCGAAATTCGGATAGATCTCGATGGAGGTGTAGATCTTCTGGCGCTGCTTGTTGATGGCGACCAGTTCTTCGGTGACATCCAGCTTGGCGAACAGGGCGAGTTTCTTCTGGCCGTCGATGGTGACTTCTTCTGCCTTGGTTTCCAGCACGTCGCCGTAGGCCTTGAAGCTGCTATCGGGCAGGATGCCGCGGATGTGTTCGAGCCAGATGCGGGCGCCGTATTTTTCACGGTTGTAGTTTTTTCCCATCTGCTCGATGTCTGTACGTGCCAGCGCCCGGCCGTCGGTGGTATCGCCTTCGACGGCAATGCGGATGAATTTTGTTTGCGGCATGGATCGGCTCCTGTCTGTAGTGGTGTCACTGTTGCTTGTGTGTTGCCGTCATGGTCTGCACGGGCGCGTGTTTCGGCAATGTTTTGCGGTTCTATTCCCCCAATTTACAACTAGAGCGGCAGGCAGGCCTGACGGCCTTGCGGCTACTCTTGCCGCATGAATATCGCCGTTGATGAAATGCTGCAGCCAAAGCTCGACCTGACGCTGGATCCGCGCAAGCAGGCTCGCCTGTTGTATTGGCGCGGTTATCGCGTGGCGCGGATCTGCGAATTTCTCGGCGAAAAGCCGGCGACCGTGCACAGTTGGAAGCGCCGCGACCGCTGGGATGAGACGCAGCCGGTCGACCGCGTCGAGGCCGGTATCGAGACGCGCTTGATGGAGCTGGTTTTCAAGGAGCAGAAGGAGCCGAAGGATTTTAAGGAAATAGACTTGCTCGGGCGCGAGATGGAGCGCATGAGCCGGGTGAAGAAGCATGAGCGCACCGGAAACGAGGCCGACTTGAATCCGAAGGTGGCGAACCGCAACAAGGGGGTTAAGAAGAAGCCGGAGCGCAATCCGATCAGCGATGAGCAGGAGGCCTTGTTGTTGAAGGCTTTCAAGGATTCATTGTTCGGGCATCAGCGCACCTGGTATCGGGCTGGGCTGGAGCACCGGATCCGCGATATCCTCAAGAGCCGCCAGATCGGGGCGACGTGGTTTTTTGCGCGCGAAGCGCTGTGCGACGCCATGGAGACCGGCCGCAACCAGATTTTCTTGAGCGCCAGCAAGGCGCAGGCGCATGTGTTCAAACAGTACATCATCCAGTTCGCAGGCGAGGCGGCCGATGTCGAACTGAAGGGCGACCCGATCATTCTGCCGAATGATGCCACGCTGTATTTCCTCGGCACCAATTCCAAAACAGCCCAGAGCTACCACGGCAATCTGTACGTGGATGAGTATTTCTGGATCAACCGGTTCCAGGAGTTGCGCAAGGTGGCTTCCGGCATGGCGGCACACAAGCGCTGGCGCCAGACGTATTTCAGCACGCCTTCCAGTTTGTCACACGATGCGTATCCGTTCTGGGATGGCTCTCTGTTCAACAAGGGCAGGCCCAAGGATCAGCGCGTTGAATTCTCGGTTGACCATCACACGCTGAAAAACGGGGTGTTGTGTCCGGACGGGCAGTGGCGGCAGATCGTGACGATCGACGATGCGCTTGATGGCGGATGCGATCTCTTCGACCTGGAGCAGTTGCTGCTGGAGTATGGGCCTGAAGAGTTCGCCAACCTGTTCCGCTGCGTGTTCATCGATGATGGTGCCAGCGTGTTCCCGCTATCCGACATGCAGGCCTGCATGGTCGATAGCTGGGTGGTGTGGGAGGATTTCAAGCCGTTCGCCATCCGGCCGCTGGGCTTCCGCGAGGTTTGGGTCGGCTATGACCCGGCCTTGTCCGGCGATTCTTCTGCGCTGGTCGTGCTGGCGCCGCCGGCGGTACCGGGCGGCAAGTTCAGGATGCTGGAGCGGCACCAGTTCAACGGCATGGATTTCGCCGCGCAGGCCGAGGCGATCCGCAAGGTCACCGAACGCTATAACGTGACGTATATCGGCATTGATGTGACCGGGTTGGGGCAGGGCGTGTATCAGCTGGTCAAGCAGTTCTTCCCGAATGTGCACGGGTTTTCATATAACCCGGATATCAAGATGCGGATGGTGCTGAAGGCTCGCGATGTCATCAGTAACCGTCGCCTTGAGTTCGACGCCTCATGGAACGATGTGGCGCAGTCGTTCATGGCGATAAAGAAGACCACGACCCCAAGCGGCACGCAGATCACTTTCAAGGCAGGACGTTCGAAGGAAACCAGCCACGCTGACCTTGCATGGGCGACCATGCATGCGTTGGCCAAAGAGCCACTTGAGGGCGCCACTAACACTAACCAGTCGATCATGGAGATTTCGTAATGAGTAAAAAAACCGTTTCACCAAAGGCAAAGCCTGAAGTGTTCAGCTTCGGCGACCCAGTCGCCGTTCTGGATAAGCGCGAGATCCTCGATTATCTGGAGTGCGTGAGTATTGATGGATACTACGAGCCGCCGATCTCTTTCAGCGGGCTGGCAAAGGCGTTCCGGTCTTCCGTGCATCACAGCAGCGCGATTTACGTGAAGCGCAACATTCTGGTGAGTTCATATATCCCGCACAAGTTGCTGCCGCGGACGGAGTTCGCCAAGTGGGCGCTGGATTACCTGGTGTTTGGCAATGCGATGCTGCAGCGAATTGACTCGCGGTTGCGTGAGCCGATGAAACTGGAGCATGCGCTGGCGAAATACACCAGACGCGGGGAAAAACTCGACAGCTATTTCTATGTGACTGGCTGGAAGCAAAAGCATGAGTTCAAGCGGGGCAGCGTCTTTCATCTGATGGAGCCGGATATCAATCAGGAGATCTATGGTCTGCCGGAATATCTGCCGGCGCTCAACTCGGCCTTTCTCAACGAGGATGCGACGCTGTTCCGCCGGCGCTATTACAAGAACGGAAGCCACGCCGGCTTCATCCTGTACATGACAGATCCGGCACAGCAGCAAGAGGATGTGGATGCATTGCGCAAGGCGATCAAGGAGGCGAAGGGACCTGGCAACTTCCGCAACCTCTTCATGTATGCGCCGAACGGGAAGAAGGACGGCATCCAGCTCATACCGGTCTCTGAAGTCGCTGCCAAGGATGAGTTCTTCAACATCAAGAATGTCACCCGTGACGATCAGCTGGCGGCGCATCGTGTGCCGCCTCAACTCATGGGCGTGATCCCGACCAATACATCAGGCTTCGGCAACCCGACAGACGCATCAAGGGTTTTCAGCAGGAACGAACTGCAGCCGCTGCAGGCACGATTCATGGAGTTGAATGAGTGGCTGGGGGAGGAGGTGATCCAGTTCGAAGACTACGAGATTGCTACCGAGCCAGCTCAAACAACGCCAACCATCGTGAATAAGTAGCAGACCCATCTGAATGAGCCGCCTACGGGCGGCTTTTTTTTCGCCCATACATTCCAGCGTTCACGCCCATGACCATTCACCCGACACCCTCAGAAACTACCCCTCCCAACACCCCCAGCGCGCGCTCGTGACCCCGCCACGCCCGCCCGCTTTGCAGGCCTTAAAAAATGCACCTGCAAGGCTCGGCTGACGCCGGCCATTACTGGTGGCTCTCAGGTTATTAATGCAAGCAGATCACTTGCAGATTCTTGCTTAAGCTGCATGCATGTTGATGCCGAAGGCATGATCGAAGGGATTGGAATGCAAGCATCGGAAAACCGTAATATCTGTAATGCGCTCCAAAAAAGTTCACTAACATACTGTTTTAATTGTAAAAATCAAATTACGTTAAAACGTAATATTTTATAATGTGAAGTGTAATATTTTTATAAGCTAATGAATGTAAAGGACTTTTTATTTGCCAAAAATTACAAATAAAAATGTAATAAGGTTATAGATATATTACTGAAATATTACGTTTTCTAATTTCACCAAAAGCCGCGCTATTGCTTGATTCTAAGACGATTCATAAAAAATATTACGGATATTACGGTTTTCCGATGCCCTTAAAAATTTTAAGACGATGGCCTATTTCTGAGGCCAGCATGCATTGTTGATGTGGGTTTGGGATTCACAAAGGCGAGGTGTGGTATGGAGTGTGGTATATCTATATGTGTCGCCACCAGACAACTGTTTGACCGGATTCATGGCGGTCACCGCTTCCGCCAAATATCCTTCCTAGCCGTTCCTATAAGTTACTGTAAGTACCTAAAAAACATAGAAAAACACGAAAAT